TATAAATACCTCGTAGAAAGTAAAGTATTTTGGTTTTTTTCGGAATATTTATCAATAAAATAAATCTTTTAAGAAAAACAAAAAAATAATGGCAACATCTACAAACAGTAAAGTATTTGTTTCACCAGGAGTTTACACTTCTGAAGTTGATTTGAGTTTCGTAGCACAAAGTGTAGGGGTAACTACATTAGGTATCGTTGGGGAGACGTTAAAAGGTCCCGCATTCGAACCTATTTTTATCCGTAACTTTGACGAATTCTCAACATTCTTCGGGGGAACATCACCTGAGAAATTCATAAATACTCAAATTCCTAAATATGAGGCGTCTTACATCGCTAAATCATACTTACAACAATCTAACCAATTGTTCGTGACTAGGATTTTAGGTCTTTCGGGATATGATGCGGGTCCATCTTGGTCTATAACGACTAAGGCAAACGTTGACCCAACAACAATTGAATTCAGTTGTTTAAGCGCAATAACCGCTAATTGTGTTACCGAATGTGTTTCATATTATGAAATTGACTTTGAAATTCCATTTACAGGATGTAATAATAACACTACAAGTATTTCATACGATACTACAGGTATACCACAAGCAATTTTAGATAAATTAAACTTACCTTATGAAAATTTTGATGGTAGTATACATAGTCTTGACGCTGACTTGAGAAGTCAAATTTTTGACGTTATGGTAACACCAAGTAAAGAGGTTAGTTCTATTTATTATTATGGGGCAGTTCCCGGTGTTTATTATAGCGGTAACACTGACTTAGGTTATACCGCAAGAACTAATGTATACCAAGCGGATTCAATGAACGCTGAAACTTTAAATTATTCAGCACCCGCAAATGATGCTTGGTACTATTCATTATTTGATAATATTGGTGGTGGTGTATACACAGGTTCTTCATTCTATACTTATTTAACAGGTTTAACTGAAACATCAAATATGTCAAATTGTGCATCATTCTTTAACTTTTATGTTAATGGTAATGTTTTAACTTTTGATTCGTTAGTTGATGATAACACGTTACCTTCAGGTTCAACAACTGTTACCACAACAACGTCGGGTGATGGTGTTGGTTTAACATTAGACATAGTTGTTGACTCAGGAAGTACGATAACTAGTGTAACAATTAATCAAGCAGGTACGGGTTATAAAGTTGGAGATACTATTAATATTGATGGTAATACAGGTACAACAATAGATGTTTTAACCATTGGTTCAACACACGGTAACGTTAATTATAACACAAATACAATATATGCGTATGTACCACATAATGTTGACACATCTCAAATAGTTTCTACATTCAGTGCTTGTACTACAGACGTATCAATTAGTTCAGTTCAACAAACAAGTGAAGTAACATCAAATGATTTCACAAATTGTTTAACTTATACTTTAGTTTCTGAAGATAGTTCAGTAACAACAACTTGGACGGTATGTGTTAGTAACGATAACCCTTGTGACCCAACAACAACAGGTAATACAGGAACAATGAATGTTGGTTCTACAACAACTTGTTATAGTGGTTCAGTTGTGGGTACTTACTTTTTATTAAATGGTCAATCATTTTTAGATTACGATGATTTAGTTATCGCAACATTACGTTCAAGAGGTTTGGCTGATTATTCAAGTCAAAATGGAGCGGTGTATGAAGTTGACACATTAAGTAATGTTCAATTAGGTATGTCAGGTATTTATTCAGGTGTAACTAAAAACCCTTATTCTACTTTTGTTGTTAACGCAACAGGTAAAACAGGTACTAATTACTCATTTGAGACTTCATTATCTAATTCTGACTCTAAATACATTACTAAAGTATTAGGTTCTAGTAACTTCTCTAAAGATATTAACTCAGTTCCACTATTTGTTGAAGAAAAATACCAATCGTTGTTAAATTACGCTTGGAGAAAAGGATTCATTAGAGGTTTAAGTACGACTTTAACGGCATTACCTGACGCAAGACAAGGTGCTGACCCAACATCGTTAGGTTTCTATTTAGAAAAATATCAATCACCAGCATCATCTTGGGTTGTTTCTGAATTAAGAGGTACTAAAGTATATAACTTATTTAGATTTACAACTATCGCTGATGGTGACGCGGCTAACACCGACGTTAAGATATCAATCGCGAATATTTCATTCGGAAATGGTACGTTTGATGTTATGGTTAGAGATTTTTATGATTCTGATTCGGCACCTGTTGTTATTGAGAAATTCACTAATTGTTCAATGGACCCTAATCAAAATAACTTTATCGCGAAAAAAATTGGTACATCTGATGGTGAATACCAATTGAACTCAAAATATGTAATGGTTGAGGTTAATGAAAACGCACCTGAAGACGCATTACCTTGTGGATTCGAAGGTTACGATACAAGAACATACGCTGGTGTTCGTTCACCTTTCCCTGTTTACAAAACTAAATACGACTACCCAGGTGAGGTAATTTACAACCCACCATTTGGTTTATCTTCAGGAGCGGATGACGCAATTAGAAGTAATGGTGATAATGTTCGTAGAACTTATTTAGGTATTTCTGACACTATTGGTTATGATGTTGATTTTACAGCATATAAAGGTAAACAATTACCATTAGATGTTTGTACTCAAACTACAGGAGCATTGTGGGATACTAAAACTAAAGGTTTCCATATGGATAACAGAGCGTCAGGTCTTACAGTTAATAACACATTCTATGAGAAAGTATTTAATGTTGCGGAAAACAGATATGTATTATCAGCAATTACAAGTGCAACAACTGCGTTCTACGTAGGTTCAGATAACTTTAGTTCTGACCCAACAAACGAATCTAATCCATACTACAGACTTTACGCACGTAAATTCACATTAATAGTACAAGGTGGTTTTGACGGATGGGATATCTACAGAGAATCAAGAACAAACACTGATAGATTCGTATTAGGTAGACCTGGTTATTTAAAAGGGTCTTGTCCTTCAGTTAAATACCCAACGGCTACAGGATGGGGAGCATTCAAACAAATCACTGTTGGTGATAACACACAAGATTGGGGTAATACAGATTATTACGCTTACCTATTAGGTCAAAGAACATTTGCAAATCCTGAAGCGGTTAACATTAACGTGTTCGCTACTCCGGGTATTGATTATGTGAATCATTCTGATATCGTAGAAAGTGCGATTGATATGATTGAAAATGATAGAGCGGATTCAGTTTATATCTGTACAACACCTGATTACCAAATGTTCACACCAAGTACAGGTGACCCACTTGATTTAATCTACCCACAAGAGGCAATTGATAACCTTGAAACAACAGGTATTGACTCTAACTACACTGCTACTTATTACCCTTGGGTATTAACAAGAGATAGTGTTAATAATACACAAATCTACTTACCACCAACTGCGGAGGTGACGAGAAACTTAGCATTGACTGATAACATCGCTTTCCCTTGGTTCGCGGCGGCAGGTTACACAAGAGGTATCGTAAACGCTATTAAAGCACGTAAAAAATTAACTCAAGAAGATAGAGACGTTCTATACAAAGGTAGAATTAATCCAATCGCTACTTTCTCAGATGTGGGAACTGTAATATGGGGTAATAAAACTCTCCAAGTTAGAGAGTCAGCGTTAGATAGAATCAACGTTAGAAGATTGTTATTACAAGCTCGTAAATTGATTTCAGCGGTTTCAGTGAGATTGTTGTTCGAACAAAACGACCAAAAAGTAAGACAAGATTTCTTAGACGCGGTTAATCCGATATTAGATGCGATTAGAAGAGACAGAGGTTTATACGATTTCCGTGTAACAGTTTCTTCAGACACTGCAGATTTAGATAGAAACCAAATGACAGGTAAGATTTACATCAAACCTACGAAAGCGTTAGAATTTATAGATATCACATTCTATATTACTCCAACGGGAGCTTCGTTTGAAAACATCTAAAAACAACATAACAAAAAAAAGGGAGACAAGTTCTCCCTTTTTTTTATATATGAATATTTATTGATATGAATACAAGAAGTTTAATAAAAAAAATCTTAAAGGAAGTTACGGAAGAAAGAGATTTAAGATTATACGCCTTAGATTGGGATGACAATATATTAGGTATGCCGACCAAAATTTATTTAAAAGATGAAGATGGTAATGTTGTTGGTATGCCTACTGACCATTTCGCCGAATACAGACATTTAATAGGTAAAGAACCTTTCGAATATGAAGGTTCAACTATTGTTGGTTTTGATGATACTGATAATCCTTTTAGAGATTTTACACATCCTGAAACATTTTTAACGGACACCCTTAAAGCGGTCCAAACAAATAAGTTTTCCCCAAGTTTCGAAAAGTTTAAAGAAACCTTAATTTATGCTAATCCATTTTCTATTATAACGGCTAGAGGACATAGTCCAAAAGTATTAAAAAAGGGTGTTAAATTATTTATTAGCATCGTTTTAACTCCGGAAGAAAAACAAACAATGTTAAAAAATATTAAAGATGTTTTTCATTATGAAGAAATGGGTAAACATTATAAAGTAGACGATTCGGATAACAATCAATTGGTTGATATGTATTTAGATGAAAAAGGAAAATATTATCCGGTTTCTTCAAAAGAATTTGGTCAAAAGGCTAAGTTAGATTCAAGTCAAGGTGCTTCAAGTCCTGAACGTAATAAACAATTAGCGTTAAGACACTTTGTTTATGATATTTACAACAAAGTAGAAAAATTAATTAAAAATGGAAAATACAAGTCAATTTCTGTTGGATTTTCTGATGACGACATTAAAAATGTTGAGAGTATGGTTAAATA